GCGATCGAGCAGAGCGAGCGGCTGCGCTGGGAGTTGGAGGTGGCGAAGTTGGGCATTGCAGTTTGGCAAACATTACGCGCTGACGAGCGCATGGAGAAAAGAGCATATGGCTAAGACCCCAGCATGGCAGAGGAAGGAAGGGCAAGACCCGGACGGCGGACTCAACGCGAAGGGCCGTGCCTCGTACAACAGAGAGACCGGCGGGAACCTGAAGCCCCCGGCCCCGAACCCGAAGACCGAGAAGGATGCAAAGCGCCGCAAGAGTTTCTGCGCCCGGAGCAAGGGGCAGATGGAGAAGTTCCCCGAGGCAGCGAAGAACCCTAACAGCCGCCTTCGCAAGGCGAGAAAGGCATGGGACTGCTAATGGCACGCATATCGATGGGGTTCGTGGATTACGATTCAGAGCCGAGCAAGAGTGTCTCGATCGAGATCGAGGGGGATGGGAGTCGGCTTCATTTCATGGAGTGTTTCTACACCTTCCTGATTGGGGCTGGACACGACGCCGACATCGCTGACGAGGCGATCGACTTTGTGATCGGGCAGATCGAGGACGAGGCGCTGCGGTGAGGAACTCCGAACTGTTGGCTGGCGTGTTTGCCGCCGTGATGCAACAGGTCACGGCTGGCAAGGGGGCAGAGAGGCATGGCAAGGGAGAGGACTTCCTCGCACAACCCTGGAAGAAGATCGCCGATGACTTTGGTGAGGGGTTCCTGCTGGGGCAGGCGGCGAAGAAGATGCGAGAGGCAACGCACGCCAGCGGGTGGGAGCATGAGCGGTGGGAGCGGGAGATGTTGGGTGCGCTCGCCTATATCGGGTTCGCCGTGGTCAACCGACGACTCGCCGTGCAGGACACGCCGGCCCGCACCAATAACGCCACGATCGCCGTGGACTTCGAGCCCGGTCTTCCGGGGACGGCAGGGCGGGAGCATTGGTGAAGCCAATCCCGCCGTGGCTCACGTTCCGAGATGCCCTGAAGACGGGCCACCTCGGGCGCATCGAGGACAGGTCTTACCTTGATTGGGTCAAGTCTCTGGAGTGCTGCGTTTGCAACACGCCGGCGGACGACCCTCATCACATCGTTGTGAGTGGCAAGGGGATGGGGACAAAGACGCCAGACTACTGGGCTATACCCCTGTGCCGACAGCATCACGACGAACTGCATCACGACAAGAACAAATGGGAGGAAGAGCATGGACTTCAATGGGAACACGCCGCCGTCACCATGCTTCGATGGTGGGTTGCCAACCGCCTGTAAGCCGCGGTGCTTCGAGACGCGAGAGCAATGGGTTGAATACCAGCGACTGTGGCGATCGTCTTACCGAAGCGTGAAGCCAATGCCGAAGGTGAACATCTGTCGGGACTGCACCCCTGAACACCGGGACAGGATGATCGATGAGGGTCGCTGCGTTCACCCGGAGACGGTGTTCGTGATCGGCAGCGACGGGATCATTGGGATCAACGGGGCGCGGTGGGGGGATTGGATGTCTGCCATCAGCGGGCGCTGGCCTGTTGTGTCGCAGCCGGACAGGGAACACAGGGACGCATTCATCGAGGCAAACCGCTTTGAGTAGCCCGACACAGAGGACGCTCAAGCATCTGCGCGATCGAGGATACAGAGCCGAGGTTGTCGAGCGGTGGAATCCGCACGCTCGAATCAGGCAGGATCTGTTCACGATCATCGACGTGCTGGCTCTGTCGGAGACCGAGGTGGTCGCCGTGCAAACGACCAGCGCATCGAACATGAAGGCTCGCATCAACAAGATCAGCGAGTCCGACATTCTCCCTCTGTTGCTGAAGTTGGAGTGGAGGGTCGTCGTTCACGGGTGGAAGAAGAACGCCAAGTCCAACAGATGGGAACTGAAGGAGTTCGAGTTTTGAAATTCAAAGGCCCGGAACACGTTCTGCGGTGGGCGTTCACGATGGGGAGGAAGGCGCACTTCGCCAGCGTCAATCTGTTCGAGTCTCGCAGCACAGACCCGAACGGCATGACCATCTACGATGCACACGCACAGGCGGCGATCTTCATCCGGCAACTGGACGAACTGCCACGGGATCAGAGGCTCGCGATGTATGCCTCGTTCGCCACGGGATCGTTGCGTAGGGCGGCGGTGCAGGAACTCGCCGTGGTGATGACGGGTGGTGAGGGCGGGGAACTCCAGGCTGATGTGCTGGCGAACCTCGTGACGCGCAGACCGTCTGTTCGCACGATCGCCGCCAAGCGCGGCGTGTCCTACCGTCAGGTGGTTGGTGCGCGGAAGGCGATGGAGAGAGCATGGCTCCCCATCCACCTTCGCGCTATTGATGCCCTGTCAGATAGGTGGATCGACCACTTCAGGTGACGATCACCCGCTTCTGTTTCCCGACAGCCTTCAGCCGCGCCTTCTGACGGTTCCCGAAGTCGACCAGACCCTGTGGGGTGAGGTGCTTCCATGATGCCACCCAAGGGTGGTTCAGTCCCGGCTTGCGCTTCTGCGTTGTCTTCTTCATTTGACCCCCAAAATAAATTCCACAATGAACAGGGCGCAACCGACAGCCCCAACCCAGCCGATGATCTTGTCTCCGATGTCGCTCATGTCAACTCCCGTAAAGGTCTTGGTTCCAAGTCCTGCGCTCCAACTCGGCGTTCTCGCGCTCGTCGGCGAGAATCTGTTGCTCGATGTCCTCACCGTCTCCCTCATGGCATGACAGGACGTAATCAATCGCAGCCATCGTGACGCGCTCCCCAATCAGGGCGCACTTGGCAGCGAACTCTGGCGTGCCGTGGCTTGCCATCGCGTCCATCACATCGCGTAGCAGATGGTCTTGGCATGAGTAGTCCGTCTCGTTGACCGCCTCCGCTTGGACGGACGGAAGCCAAGTCGCAATCACCTTCGCCGCCACCTGTCCCCTCTGCCGGTCACGCATCAGCCGGGAGTAGGTAGAGAATCCCGCTTCGTCCATCGCATCGCGGATGATTCGCCGTGGGTTGTCCATATCACTCCTCCTCGATGAAGATGATGCCACCCGGAACCTGCACAGGGGTCATCCACGCAACAGACGAACGCACCTGTTCCAGAGTGATGACCGGCTCAACCGTCTCGCCCTCCTCGTCGCAGCCGAGGATCACTCCGATGCCGGCGAGGGGATGCTCGTACCCCTTCCATGCGAAGAACTCCTGCGGCTTGTTGCGGATGAGGCCCTCGTCGTCGACGAAGATCGAGTCGCGCTCCCGATTCACCGTGACGGTGGTGAAGCAGTCGCAGCCGATCATGTCGTAGAGTTCGCGGTAGTCGCCGCGATACTGGCCCTCGGTCACGGTGCGGGCGAATGGGTTGATGACGTAGCACTTGGCTGGCTTGTCCTGCGTGGGGTGCGGTCTGTTCATTTCTGTTCCTCCAGGTTGAGCAGCGCCTCGGTCTGTTGCTGGATCACGTCCGCGAGGCGGCGCTCAAACGTGCGGATCGGGTTGGTGGTGCGGCGTAACTTCCTGCCGACCGGGATCGTGCTGCTGCCGACACGCTCGTACACGATGCCGAACGTGTCGCCCACGATGAAGGTGCGGGACACCGGCACCCCCGTCCGAGGGTGCTGGTAATTCGCCGTGACAGATGCGTCCGGGTTGCGGGTGATGTTGATCATTCGGCGATCAGCCTCCCCTCTGCCTTGGCGATCACGACCATCGCGTTCAGCACCTCGGTTCCGTCGGGCGGCTCCTCTGACATAAGCCGCCGCAGGGCGTCGAGCATCTCCGGGGCCGCTGCCACGAGCCTAGCGTCTGCCTCGGTCAGGTACTCCGCGATCCGGGCGTGACCGTTGGTCACCTCCCAAACCTCCTCCGGGTTGTCGCCGGGGCCGCCGTGGCCTACGCACTCCGCGACCCATCTTCCGGGCGAGTGCTTCATGCGGTCACCTCCTCGGGTGTTTCAATCTCCGCGCCCACCACGTTGCCGTCGCCGTCGCACTCGCAGACGAAGTAGCCGCCGTCGGTGGACTGGTTGATCTCCTCGCACTCCTCGTCCGCGTTGTCGCGGTCAACGTAGAGGGCCGGCTCACCGGTCTCGCTGTCGCGGAGAACCTCCATCTCGCCGTCGACATTGGGGCAGCAGATGCCCCACCAACCGCCCGCCGGGATGACATTGATGTCGCCGATCTCGGTCTCGGTGTCGTCGGGGCTCATCATTACCGAGTAATACTCGTTGCGAACCGCCTCGCGCTGCGCGTCCTCGTCGGCGTCGTCTGGAACCTCGATGTCGATGACGTAGTACTCGATGCTGCGAACCTGTGCTTGGATTCTCATGTCATTCCCCCTCCGCGTTTGAGTAGACCGTCCAATCGCCGTAAAACTTGCCGCCGACCGAGAACAGACCGCCCCGAACCTCGATCGTGAATTCCGACTCGCGCTCCCCGAAGAACTGCTCGATCACCTCGGGCGCTCCACCCACCGTGACTGTGTCACCGTAGGTCGTATGGACGTAGTCGAGGGGGCCGATCACCGGACCATCGAACCCCCAGCCGTTCATCTCTTCGTCGCGGGTGTCGCGACCGTGGTACAAATGCAGGTACACGCTCATGTCAGTCTCCGTTGGTTGATGGGTTAGCCGAACCGACGCCCGTTGCTGCGGGCCTCGTCTGTTGCGATCCTGTCCTGCGCCTCCCGGTACTCGACGCCCTCGTCGTAGCCCTCCAGATAGGCCATCTCACAGGCGGCGCTCGGGAAGTAATCCGGCCCGAGCCCCGTGCGCTTGGCGTAGCCGGCCTCGAAGCCGGCCTCGAAGGCGGCGGGGAACCGTGCCTTCAATTCGCTGATGTCGTAGATGCCGACGCTCATGTCTGTTCTCCCGGTTAGTGCTTCTGGCTGGATGCAGCGGCGATCACCTCCGCTGCGATGACGTCGGCTGCGATGGCGGGGCCGGCGTCGGCGATCGCCTTGCGAATCGCCACCACCAGAGTGGCGGCGTACTCGTCGGCGAAACGCTGCGCCTCACGCATTGCCACCTCGGTGTCGAGTTCAGCCACCGCGAGGCAGTAGGCCATGCCGTAGCGCGAAATGACGCATGACGCCTCGATGACCTGCTCCCCCATCTCGCTCAATTCGTTGTCGATCTGTTCATCCATGCTTGTCTCCTTGGTTGTGTTGCGGTTGGCACTTCCTGCTGCGCCCCGTGAGGCGCAGGGTGGAAGGGTCAGCCGATGGCGCGTTGCACTTCAGCGATGAACCGCTTTGGCACCTTCGCTCCCCGGTCGAACTTGGGTTCGAGAGCGCCGCCGTACACGAACGCCCATTGGGTGTCGATCAAGTCCTCGGTGTCCGCCTCGTAGACTTTGCGTACCAGAGCAACGTCGCACAGACAGCCCTCGGCGATCTTGCCGGCGGCGATAGACGCTGCGTCGGCATAGGTGTCGGTGTGAAAGAGGTCGTCGGCGTCGTCAACTTCTGCGACCCACTCGTAGAACGTGCGCTGACTCATGCCACCTGGCTCCACAACTCGTCGGCGCACTCGCCGCCGTCGCGGTCAGAGCAGCGGAGGTGCCCGTACTTGCAGGGGTGCGCCTCCTCGGCGACACGTTCGCTGTGGGCGACCGCCTTCAGCAGGGAGGTGAGTGCGGGCGACTTCTTCGGCGCAGACAACTTCGCCTCGATCAGGTCAATCAATTGCTGCTCGGTCATGGTCAGCCCTCCACCTTGGCGATGGCGGCGCGTTGGCGGCTTGCGTCACCCCCCATGCTCTCGATGATTGCCACGGCGGAGCGCAGCGCGGCGAGCATTTCCGGGCCGGCGTTCCGAAGCCGAGCGGCGCGTTGCTGCTCGGGCGTGAGTACGAACTGCTCCTCGTCGGAGGCGAAGGGGTTGGGGTTCAGGTATCCGATTTCCATGCTGGTCTCCTTCTGGGTTGTTGGTTGCAACGTCAGTCGTTGTCGGGGGTCTGCGTCCAGTCATGCGCGATCAGCCAAAGGCGCTCGGCGTTCGCGTTCCAGCCCTCGCCATACGCGCGATGCGTTGCGCCGTTGCGGTCGTAGCCGATAACCTCATACGGGGCGCCGGCTCTGATTGCCTCGACCAGTTCCTCATATTTCCGCTTGTAATTTTTCACGCTGTCTCCTGTTGGTTGTGGGAATTCACCGTGCTGCTCGGAGCGCCCTCGCGGGAAGACGCTCGGAGCAGGGGGGCCGAGGCCCCCGGCGCTCACGCTGCTGCCGCCTCCAGTCGCTCGGTCTGGGAGGCCACCCACGCCACCGCCTGAGCCTCGGAGTAGATGGCGGGCTCGACGATGCAGCCCGTCAGGCCGACCTTCGCAGCCGCTGCTGCCACCTTGTCGACGTTGGTGTAGCCGAGGCCCGGGTTGACGTTGCGGCCCGCCATGTCCATTGCGACAACCTTCCCGGCGAACATGGCGGTGCGGAAATAGCCGGCGAGGCAGGTGATGGCGGCGAGTTTCGACAGGTCGAGCGGCGCGTCCGGTGCCTTGATCTCGACGAACTGCCCGCCGCCCACCTTGCGGGCCTCGTCGACGTTGTCGGAGTACTGGCCCGCGTACAGGCCGACCGAGTAGCCCGCCGCCGTCAACTCGTTGGCGAGGCGCAGAGCAGCAGCGCCCGACCAGAACAGGTCGGCTGCTGTGACGTTCGACAGCCCGCCCACGTTGCAGATGATCGAGACCACGCGAGTCGAGACCCGGGACTGCCGGCGCGTGCGAGTCCACGCTCGGGAGATGTCGCCGCGCCAGACCGACTGCATATCGACCTCGTCGCCCTGCCCCTCACGCACGCGGCGGCGGCGCACGCTCTTCGCAGCCAGAGTCGCAGCCTCGCGAACCTTGCACTCCAGAGCCAGAACCCGATCGACGCCCTCGGCCCATCCCCCGGTGATGCGTTGGTGGAACTCGGGCAGGGAGCAGCCAAACCACTCTGCATCGTCCTGCGACTTCGTGTAGGTTCCTGCGGCGAACTGCGCGGCCTCGGTGCGGCGGGCCTCGTTGGTGATGCGTGCAGCGGCCTCGGCGGGCTCGGTGATCGAGTCCCAGAGGATGACCACTTCCTTGTCGGCCTTGTGCGTGAGCATGATCAGACCTCCACCTTGGCGCGTTCGTCGGCCTTCCAACCGGTGTAGTAGGTGGCCTTGATCTGATCCAACGTGCGACCGGCCTTGACCAACTTCGTCGCGTCGAGCAGGAATCGGGTCGACAGAACACGCGACAGACGGGCCTCGGAGATGCGCTTGCGAACGGCCCACCCCCACGCCAGAACCTCGGGGTCGACTGCGGCGCGTTCCAACTTCTGGTCATAGCCCAACTCGATCGTGCCGGCGCGGAAGCGGTCGAGGGTCGACTCGTCAAGGCGCTCACGGCCCGCGTAGACCATGTTGGAGCCGGTGCCGTAGGTGTTGGCGGCGGCGATGCAGACGAAGTCGGGATGGCGCGTGACCTTCGTCGCGCCCTTGCGTTGCGGCAGGTAGAACGAACCGTTGGCGAGGGCCTGATTGACGAACAGGAGCGTGTTGCTGTCGGCGGCGTCAATCTCGTCGAACAGGAACACGCCGCCCTGCTCATAGACCGTGACGAAGTCAGAGGGGACGTAGACGAACTCGCCGCCCGGGCCGGGGAGCATCCAACCCATGAGGGCCGACTCGCTCATGCCGGCGGTGCATGAGATGGACGCGAACTGGCGACCGAGCGCGGTGGCGACTTGGTGCGCGAGGTGCGTCTTGCCGCAGCCGGCGGGGCCGACCAGTAGCACGTTGAGCCCAACAGACGCCGCCGTCAGAACGTCGGCGAACTCGGGGCGAGTGTGGCCCTCGACCGTGTGAGTGGTGCCGTCGGCACGCTTGACCTCGATCGTCACGACAGGGGAACGCTCCAGAGCAGCCTCGACTTCGCCCGCGACAATCTCGCGCACCCGCTGCTCGTTGACTGCGGAGCCGGCGAGAGTGGCGAAGAGGCCGGCGATCTGGGAGGCGATCGCGTTCTGGTCGACCGCCGTCACCGGGGCCGCAACAGACTGAACCCCGCCAACCGCGATGACCTTCTCGACGACCGGTGCAGCAGCCGCTGCGGTGTCGCCGTTGATGAGGGCCGAGACGCGCTGCTCACCGAATGCCATCAGGCGCTCGGCGCATTCGGCCTTTTTGACTCGCTCATGGTCGAACCCGATCGTGCCGCCGTTGAGGTTCTTGATGAGGTCGAGGATGGTCGACTTGGGGAGTGCTTCGACTTGCGCTGCGATGCTCATGTAATGCTCCGTTATTGTGGGTAAAGGGGGGTGAATCGGTGCAACGAGTCAAATTATCGTTCAGCACCTACATTTTGCTCTAATTGATTATTCCAATCGAATCCGCCTGTCTGAGGGGCCAAAGGCAATCGATTCCCGACAGGGTGATAGGCCGGCCCGCAACCCTCCGACCCCGGCCCTGCCGGGAGAGGCCCAGACAGGGAGAGGGAGAGCAGGGGAACCATGCAGAGCCGGGGCCAGACTGGGCGATCGGCAAGGCACCCGCGCAGCCACCAGACCCCCGCCGCGCAACCCTCCGACCCCAACCCGCCCGCCGTACCCTCATGGAGACAAGGAAGGGAAGACAGGGGAGAGCAGGGAACCGGGAGAGGCCAGAACAGGCCCGAAACGATGGGGGGGTCAACACTCGCAAGTGCTTGATTTCCCGGTAGACCTCATGGGCAACCCTTCGGGGAACTCAAAACGCCACCAGAGGCCCTCCCAGACGCGCCAGAACGGCCCCAGAGCCACGCAACAGCCGCCGGGGTACCGCTACCCTTCCCGAGACCGTCGGCGCCCCAGAGCCGGCAGGGCGTCACGCCCCACCAACGGCGCACCCCACCGCCAACCCCTTGAGCCGGCACGCCCGACCCGCGGATCATCAATCCGACAGACGCCACCGACCGGCACCGGCCCCCGCCACCGCCCCCCGCCGGCCCTCTCCCCACCGCCAACAGCCCGCCACCGGGGCCTCGACCCCCTCCGCAGGGGGTGCCGCCACCTCCCGCCGGCCTCGACAGACGCCCGCCAGACCCCCGCCGGCCCCCCCGCCGGGCCACGCCGCCGACCCCCCCGGCGTCACGAGCCTCTCCTCCTATCCCCATCACAAGCACTCGACCCCCTCGCCCCTGAGGTGTCGCCCGGATGTCAGAAAAGTCCGCCTATTTTTTTGGCACCCCCCCCCACGGGACCAAATGGGGAGGCTATAGGGGGGCTATTGGGACCCCATTGGGGGGTTATCTTTCAGCGGCTCGGAAAGTTTGGGTTGAGGATTTGGGCTGCTACCACGGAGATATGGACTGGATTCGGTCGAAATTTGGACACGCAGCCGGTTAGGTGTCCAAAAAAGTAAATCAACCTGTTGACGGAGGGGCGGATCATCCTGTATAAGGCGTGCATAGGCTGGGGCGTTTGCGTCCCGGCCTTTTCTATTTCTGGGGTCGACATGGCTGAGATCGCCGACTGGCAACGCAAGAACTACAAGAAGGTTCAGTCCTTCGCGGACGGTGGGATGCCGGAGTTTCAGGCTCCGCCTGAGCGGTTGAGCCTGACCGAGGAAGAGCGGGTGAAGCAGGAGGATGCTCGGGAACTGTCGACCATCCAGGACATGGGCAAGGAGAAGAAGTTTGATTTCTCGCCCGGTAAGTCTTCGTCCTCCAAGAACCTAGAAGTAGAGATTGAGCCTGACCGTTATCAGATGCCCCCTGCCTATCAGGAGGCTGGTCGGTACACCAACCGTATTCTTGCCGCTGCCGGTCTCAAAGACGGCGGGCTTGTGAAAGGGAAACGCTAATGGGCCATCGTCCTGATTGGAACAACAAGAACTTCAAGAAGAACTCGATCCCCGGTTTTGCGGACGGCACCATTGGCGGGGTGGATGAGCGGGAGGCTGCTCGTGAAGGGTTCACGGTCAATCGCGAGCCGACCGTAGATACCTACGAGTACGGGCGTTACGAGGAGATGCAAGCCAACAAGGATCGCTACGAGAAAGACATGGCGCAGATGGATCGTGACGCCCAAGAGGCTTCTCGCGAATTGTCAACGATCGCCGAGTCCAAGCGCGAGCCTAAGAAGGCCATGTCATTTAGCCAAGCCTTTGCCGAGAACCGCAAGGCCGGCAACAAGACTTTCGAGTGGAACGGGAAACAGTACTCGACCGAGATGGCGAAGGCTGCTCCACAAGGAGACCAGAAGGTCAAGAAGATGTACGAGCAGGAAGCGGCTGTGGGTCGCCAGTTGCGCGAAGCCGCTGCCAAGGTGAGCAATGCCAAGCAGCGCCAGATCATCCTCGACAAGGCTGCTGAGTCGGATGTCCGCGCCAAGCAGTTGGGCATGGGCTACGCCTTCAGCGCGAATACCAAGAAATAAAGGCGGCGCTGCCGGGTTCCCCGCCTTCGTTTCGGCGAAGGTCCCCCCTCCTCCCGGTGGCGTCCGCCCCCCTATACATGAAAGACGACAAGGCAATCGAGCAGTACCGCGATAAGCGACGGAAAGCCGCCGCTGAAGCCGCTCAGGAAGTCATCGACACGAAGAACCTCCTGCACGTCATTCAGGACTACATCTTTGATCGCAAGGGTAAGAACACGCCGAAGATGAACGGAACCAAGATCAAGGCCGCTCAGATTCTGCTGGACAAGGTCATGCCCAACATGGCTGCGGTCAAGCATGACGTGGAGGTCAGCAATATGACCTTCGTGATCAAGACGGACCACGAGAAATAGGATGGACGGGGCAGGGGGGAACCGAATCGAGTACAAGCCGCCGGGCGAACAGGCGTCTCGATTCCACAAGTCCGAAGCATTCGTGAAGGGCTTGATGGGTCCGGTGGGCTCTGGCAAGTCCAGTACCTGCGTGATGGAGATCATCGCCCAGGCGCTGAAGCAGAAGCCGTTCAACGGCGTGCGGGAATCTAGGTGGGCGGTCATCCGAAACACCTACCCAGAACTCAAGTCCACCACGATAAAGACGTGGCAGAACTGGGTGCCGGACAACTTCGCTCCCATCAAGTGGGACGCTCCAATCACCGCCCGTCTCAAGGTGAAGGACATCGGGGACGGAACGGGTCTGGATCTCGAAGTCATCTTCCTCGCGCTGGACAAGGCGCAGGAGACCGGGAAGTTGCGGTCGCTGGAATTGACTGGCGCGTGGATCAATGAGTGTTCGGAGGTCCCGAAAGAGATCTTCGACATGGTGACCCAGCGGGTTGGGCGCTTCCCGCCGAAGACCAAGGGAGGGCCTACCCACCCTTGCATCTTGCTGGATACGAACCCGCCCGACGACGAGCATTGGTACTACAAGTTCGCGGAGGAGGAGACTCCCAAAGGCTGGGAGTTCTTCCGTCAACCTGGCGGTCTGTACCGGGAAGAGGGGCAGTACAAGCCTCACCCGGACGCGGAGAACATAGACAACCTAACCGGCGGGTACGAGTACTACCTTCGCCAGTTGGGCGGGAAGACGGACGATTGGATCTCCGTCTTCTTGATGGGCGACTACGGCACGACGGCAGATGGCAAGCCGGTCTACCCTGAGTACAACGATCGGGTCCATGTGGCCCAGTCGGAACTGAAGCCAATCCTTGGTCTGCCGATCATTCTTGGCTGGGACTTCGGGTTGACGCCAGCGGTTGCTATCTGCCAGATGACGCCCCGCGGTCAGTTCATCGTGCTGGAGGAACTGGTCGCAGAGGACATGGGCATCAGGCAGTTTGCCACCGACGTTGTAAAGCCTGTGCTGCTGAACAAGTACGCCAAGCACCGCATCGAGAGTTGCGGTGACCCGGCTGGACAGAACCGGGCTCAGACGGACGAGAGGACCTGCTTCCAAGAGTTACTGGAGGCTGGGCTACCTACTGAGCCGGCGAATACCAACGACTTCATTCCGCGCAGGGAATCTGTTGCGTTCTTCCTGAACCGCATGGCGGGAGGAGAGCCGGGGTTTCTGTTGAGCCCGGAGTGCAAGACGTTACGCAAGGGCTTCATCGGCGGTTACCGCTACGAACGCTTGAAGGTATCAGGCGAGTTGTACCGGGAGCGCCCGGTGAAGGATCGCTTTAGCCACATCCACGATGCGTTGCAGTACGCCTGTCTGCGGGTGAGAACCACCTCGCAGCCGGTGCGTGCCAAGGCGCTCAAGAAGACTTCGGCGAAGGGATGGACGTGAGAGTAGTCAAGGCAGTACCGCCAGCGGCAATAGATGTTCGTGTCGAGGATCTCGGCGAAGAGAACGCCCGCTTTGGGTATGCCATTGCTGGTCATATTACGAACTGCTGGAACCAGGCCAAGTTTGCCAAGACCGAACTGACAGAGCGTCTGTTGAAGTGCGAGCGTCAACGTCGAGGTGTGTACGACCCTGACCGCGCTATGGAGATCGCCAAGACTGGCGGCTCTGATATTTTTATGATGCTCACCGACATCAAGTGTCGGGCTGCTGAGTCGTGGATCAAGGACGTAATGATCACGATGCGCGAGCGTCCGTTTGATCTCACCCCTGCCGAGCAGCCGACGATCCCTCCTGAGGTAAAACTCGACATCATTCGCATGGTTCAGGCCGAGGCGCAGGAGTTCTTGGCAATGGGTGCCAAGTTGCACCCTGACACATTCTCAATGCGCTTGGCTGAGGTACACGATCAGATCCTTCTCCAGATCAAGGAGGAGTCGAAAGAGCGTGCGCGTCGGATGGGCGACGTGATCGAAGACCAATTGAACAAGGGTAGTTGGGAGAAGGCGTTCAACGACTTCATCTCCGACTTCGTTACCTACCCCACCGCAATACTCAAGGGGCCGTCTGTTCGCAAGAAGAAACGGCTGGAGTGGGGGCCGGAGTTCATGCCGATCGTCGTCTCGGACTTCAACCGCGAGATCGAACGCGTCTCCCCGTATGACATCTACCCGGCTCCGAACTCGGGGTCGGTTGATGACAACTTCCTTATCCAGCGCCACCGGCTGAACCGGGAAGTCCTCAAGTCATTCATGGGCGTCCCCGGATACAGTAGCGACATGATCGCCTCCGCCCTTGCCGACTACGGTCGTGGCGGTCTGCGTTCGTGGGTGCAGGGAGACGAGCAGCGCGACGACCTGGAGGGCAAGCCCCACGCAGAACTGCACACCGACAACACGATCGAGGCCCTTGAGTTCTGGGGTCCTGTGTCTGGCGATATGCTGATCGAGTGGGGGATGGACGATGTTGACCCGATGGGCGAGTACGAGGTCAACGCTTGGATGGTCGGGAACCACGTTATCAAGTGCGTCCTAAATCCCGATCCTCTTGGTCGCCGTCCATACGAGATCACGTCTTGGGAACACATCCCCGGCTCGTTCTGGGGTACGGCCTTGCCGGAGATCATGCGCGACGTGCAGATCCTTTGTAACGCCGCTGCCCGCGCTCTGGCGAACAACATGGGTATCGCCTCTGGCCCCCAGGTCGAGGTGAACGTGGACCGTCTGGCGGAAGGCGAAGACCTTACCCAGATGTACCCGTGGAAGATCTGGCAAACATCTTCTGACAAGACGGGTGGCGGTCAGGCCGGAATCCGGTTCTTCGTGCCTGACATGAAGGCTGCGGAACTGATGGGCGTGTATCAGCAGTTTGCGCGACAGGCCGACGAGGTCACCGGCATTCCCAACTACGTCTACGGGTCTGCGTCTGTTAGCGGCGCTGGGCGTACCGCCTCCGGTCTGTCGATGTTGATGGACAACGCGGCGAAGGGGATCAAGGCCGCGATCGCTCAGATTGACCGGGTGGTGGCTGGGATCGTGCATCGGTTCTACGTCCACAACATGATGTACAACCCGGACCCCTACATCAAGGGCGACTTCAACATCGTCGCCAAGGGCGCAATGGGTCTGCTCGCCCGCGAGCAATTGCAGGTCCGTCGCAATGAGTTCCTTGCTGCGACTGCCAACCCGGTCGACCTCCAGATCATCGGGCCTGATGGTCGCGCCTATCTGCTGCGAGAGGTTGCCAAAACGCTCCAGATGGATACGGACAAACTCGTTCCGAGCCAAGAGGCGCTAAAGCACCAGCAAGAGATTGGCGCAATGCAACAAGCAATGATGCAAATGCAGCAAGCGCAGCAACAGGCACCCCAGACGCTAGACGCAGCCGGCAACCCGGCTGGCGGGGCGGATATGCAACCTCAACAACAGCAAGGAGTGTGATCCGTGAAGGGCAAGATGAAAGCCAAGAAGCCGATGCCGCAGGGTTTCAAGAATGGCGGCGCTGCGTTCAAGCCGTGTCCTGGTTGCCCGAACCCTGCCAAGTGCAAGGCGATGGGCAAGTGCATGAAGAAGAAATAGGAGATAGGACATGAAAGGAAAAATGATGAAGCCCCCCTTTGCGAAGGGCGGCTACATGGATGGCGGCATGGTCGTCAAGGGCTACAAGCATGGCGGCAAAGTCAGCAAGATGGCTGACGGCGGCATGGCCTGTGGTCGCGCCGGATCGCTTACTGGCAAGAACATGAAGAAGGGCGGCAAGTAATGCTCAAGCGTCCAGACCAAAAGGTCTTGAACGCGCTCTCCTCCTTGGAGAGCAACCCCCATTTCGAGGATGTGCGGAAATGGCTGAATGAGTCCCTGCAAGACCTGTATGTACAGACCACCGAAACCAAGGACGACACGCTCGCCCGTTGGAACGCTGGTGCTGCTCAGGCTGTGAGGGAGTTTGTTCGCTACTCGGAAGAGGCCCGCAGCATCCTCCAGAAGTTTCGGTAACCAAGTTACCGACGCGGTCGCAGACCGCAAACGCACCGGGGCGTCGACCCGGAACCGAGAACACCGTAGCAACTGACGACCGCGAATACCGCGAGGCTCGCACACGTCTGTTGTCCGGCTCACGGAAAGGAACCCATGTCTATTGCATTGCCGAAGAAGGTACTGGAAGCCGAGGCGAAAGCCGAGGAACTGTACAAGCAGGTCTACGAAGCGAAACCTGAGGACGCTCCCAATGAGGAGCCTGCGCCGGAACAGCCGAGTGCTGAAACCACCGAGCCTCCCGCGCAAGAGGAAACCCCCGAGCCTGTCGGCTCCCAAGGCATCGAACCCCCGCCGCAACAAGAAGAAGATCTTGGCGAGGAGGAGACTTGGGAACACCGCTTCAAGGTTCTTACTGGGAAGTACTCCGCCGAGGTTCCGCGACTTGCCGCTGACAACCGAGAGTTGAAGAACCAACTCAAGGTGATGGAAGCGGAGTTGGAAGCGATGAAGCAGGGCAAGGCTGCGTCACCGCAGTCGTTCGTCAAGCCCGAGGAAGTGGAAGAGTACGGCGAGCCGCTGATCGATTTGATCCGTCGCGCCGCACGCGAAGAGGTGTCTGCCAAGGAATCTGAGATCAAGGAACTCAAAGCCAAGATCGACGCTTTCGACAGCCGCACCTCCAAGGTTGTTGAGGTTGATTTCTACGAGAGTCTGGCCCGCGAGGTGCCGGACTGGGTTGCGATCAACGACGACAAGAACTTCCACAAGTGGTTATCCGGGTACGACGAGTTGACTGGCGAGGTGCGCCAGAACCTGTTGTCGCAAGCCGAAGCAAGTCGCGATGCGCGTCTCGTAGCCAACTTCTTCAAGGCATACAAGAAGGCTGGGCAGTCGTGGGCGGCAAGCGCCTCCAAGAAACTGGAATCCCAAGTCGTCCCTGATTCGTCCCGTGTCTCGAAGCCTCCTGTAGGCAAGAAGATCTGGACGAGCCAGGAGATCGGCAACTTCTACGCAGCAATGCGTCGAGGGGATGTCAGCGACAAGGATGCGGTTGCCATCGAAGCAGACATCCACGCGGCTCAACTCGAAGGACGCATCCGATAACGGAAGTCCTCGGTGAGCCGCCATTCAATCTTGAAAGGTGACTCATCATGGCATTCCCTCTCGCAGGTGGTTACACCGGTTATTCCGGTGCTGGTACGTCGAAGTTCATCCCCGAAATCTGGAGCGGCAAACTCCAGGTCAAGTTCTATAAGTCGACGGTCTTTGGCGAGATTGCCAACACCGACTGGCAGGGTGAGATCAAGTCGATGGGCGACAAGGTGCATATCCGCACCGTGCCGAACATCACGATCAACAACTACACCTCTGGCCTGAGCCTGACCAATCAGGTTCCGTCCAGCACCCCGCTCGAACTGAACATCGATAAGGGCAAGTACTTCGCCGTTATCGTTGACGACGTGCAGGAAGTTCAGGCTGACGTGAAGTTGATGGACATCTTCACGAACGACGCCGCCGAGCAGATGAAGATTGCAATCGACAGCGATGTCCTTGGCAACGTCTACGCCGACGCGCACGCCTCCAACAAGGGCGCGACCGCCGGTCTGCTCTCCGGTGACATCAACCTTGGTGCGACTGGCGCTCCCCGCTCTGTGTCGTCGACCACGGTCCTCGACGCGATCCTTGACTGCGGTCAGGTTCTCGACGAGCAGAACGTGCCGGAGACCGGGCGCTTCATCGTTATCCCGGCGTGGATGGCTGCGTTCCTGAAGAAGTCGGACCTCAAGCAAGCCTACCTCACGGGCGATAGCGTGTCCCCGCTGCGGAACGGCAAACTCGGCATGATCGACCGCTTCACGGTCTTCGTGTCGAACAACCTGTCGTCCGCTACCGACCTCGGCTCCGACTCCTCGTCGGGCGGCACGGGCGCGGCGGCTGACCGCAAGTCGTGGCACGTTCTCGCTGGCACGAAGGATGCAATCACCTTCGCGTCCCAGATGAGCAACGTCGAGACGCTTCGCAGCGAGTCGACCTTCGGCAACATCGTTCGCGGTCTGAACGTGTATGGCTACAAGGTCGTCAAGCCCGAGGCTCTGGTGGACCTCTACGCCTACAAGGCGTAAGCAGTAACGGCGGGGGTGCTTCGGCACCCCTGCCTCTTTCTTGATGCGTTCAGGGGGAAGAATGGGATACACGAAACCGGCTCTGCGAGAGCGGATCAAGAAAGAGGTAATGGCTGGAAGCAAGGGTGGCGATCCGGGCGAGTGGTCTGCCAGGAAAGCGCAACTGGTTGCCCAAAGGTATGAGAAGGCCGGCGGTGGGTACTCTGGAAGCAAGTCCTCCTCGCAGAAGTCCCTGAGTAAATGGACAGGCGAGAAGTGGCGTACCTCAGACAACACGCCATCGGAAGGCAAGAAGCGTTACCTACCAGACGCAGCGTGGAAGGCGATGTCATCCTCGGAGAAGGCGGCTACCAACAAGGCCAAGGCTGAGGGTAACGCCAAGGGCAAGCAGTTTGTCCCGCAGCCCAAGAAGATTGCGGAGAAGGCTGCACGGTTCAGGAAGTAGGCAATGCGTCTGTTGAGGAAGAGGGGGACAAACGAACTATTCGTATGGACAGAGGCGCTCTCACAGAGGGCGGACATGGAGGAGTACCTCGACCGAGCCATGCGAATCGGGCCCGGCCAGACGTACCCTAGCGAGCCAATCAAGACAAGGACGATCGAGTTCTACACCTCCGCTGGGGGGATAGGGGACGCGGTCTGTGCGCTATACGTTGCTTGTGGTCTAGCAAACGCAGGGTTCAAGGTTCTTTACCACTCGAAGTTTCCAGATTGGTTGAAAGTCGAGCATCCCGGCGTGCAGATCCTGCCGGACCAGAAGTGCTTCGACATCAACGACGACTACGATGGGCAACTAGAAGCGGCTTACCGTGGATCGGTAAAGACCAGGCTTGATTGGTATCTGCGGAATCTGTCTCGGCAATTCGATATTGGCGACGTGAAGGCGGCTAGGCCGGACACGGTCTTCAAGCCAGAGCCTATATATCCCAACGGGTATATCGTCCTCGCTCCGATCTCTGCCGGTCGTCCCAGGATATATCCGATGCCGCATTGGCGGAGGATCGCCAAGGATTTGTCACGGACTCACAAGGTTGTGGTGCTTGCCGGTGAGGATGGAAGACAGGCGATCAACGAAGGATTCTTCGGCGTCGATGTTGACAAACAGATTGGTCTGTCGGCTAACGATGCTCTGCGTTATTTCGCCAATGCGGATTGCGTAGTCGCCAACGACAGCGGCCCAGCGCACATAGCGGGTCTCTACTCTGTCCCTTGCGTGGCGGTGATAGCACAGGCAAGCGGCAAGTTCTTGTTCGAGTGTTCGCCTACCGTGAGAACGGTAGAGGCTGAAGCCAGTTGCGCCAAGTGTTATTGGCAGCGAAGTGGGGGGTGGGATCGGGTGTGTGAGATGGGATGCTCCGCTCTCTACACCGTTAAACCAGAGGAGGTCTGCCGTGAAGTTGCAAAAGCCTATGCGTTATCTGAAGCAGCACGGAACGAATTTCGTTTATGTCTGGACGGAACATCTGGCCCAAAGGCCGGACATGATCGAGTTCGTACCGGAGCCAAAGCCCGAGCCAAAGCCACAGGTTGAGCCGAAGCCGGAACCGAAATCAACGCCGTTCAAGATAGAGAAGGCGAAGAAAGCCGATGCTGGCGAGTGACATCATTGATCGAGCGCGTCTGGTACTAAACGACACAGTCGCAACGTACCGCTGGGCAGACTCGGAGTTCTTCAAGTGGATCAACGATGGACAGCGAGCCATCGTTCTGGTCCGCCCTGATGCGTCTGTTTCTGTTGAAACCCTGACGTGTGCCGCCGGGACAAAGCAGTCTATCCCGGCAACCGGCATTCGTCTTTTGGATGTGACTCGCAACATCAATGCCGACAACTCTGCCGGACGTGCCGTAAGGCTGGTAGACCGCGACATCCTGGACAGCCAAAATCCTGACTGGCATTCAGACGATCAGGCCGTCGTTGTCAAGAACTTCATATATGACAACCGGGTGCCGACAGTTTTCTACGTTTACCCGCCAGCAAAGTCGACATCAAAGTTGGAGATCGTTATCTCCAAAAATCCTGCCGACGTTACGACAACCGGAAGCACGCTGGCCCTGGCTGACATTTATTCAGAGCCTCTCCTGAACTACGTTCTGTTCCGGGCCTACAACAAGGATTCGGAGTTTGCGACCAACGCCCAGTTGGCGACCAACTACTTCCAAGCATTCTCTGCGATGCTTGGCGTGAAGACGCAGCGGGATGTTGGCTTTTCTCCCGACCTCAACAGCAAGGGTGGCAACCCGAACCCTGCCGCTCTTCAAACTGGAGGCGTGTAAATGTCTACCGCCTACGACGATTTTTTGCCTTACGTTCTGCCGGACACGCCAGGTTGCCCGGAGGTTACTGCAATTCAGGCCGTGCGATCTGCTGTCATCGACTTCTGTGAGCAGTCTCTGATCCTTCAGCGCGACCACGATCCGATTAAGGCAATTGCAAATCAATCGGATTACGAGTTTGAGCCGCCCAAGAACCACCTTGTAACCAAGATCATGCGCGGATGGTTTCTGCACGATCCGCTTATGCCAATCGCCCCTGACATGGTTACAGACCCTACCGTTTACAACGCTACGTTTCCAGATCCGAATGTGCTGAAGGGCAAGCCCCGCAACATCGTCCAGAAGGACGAGCGCACGTTTGCCCTGTATCCGGTGCCTGATGAAACGATTTTGAACGCGATCACCCTGCGTGTTGCGCTAAAGCCCACTCGCGCATCTACGACCTGCGATGACATTCTGTTTCAAGACTATGTGGAGTTCATTGCTCACGGCGCAAAGATGCGACTTAGCATGACCCCTGGGAAGTCTTACACCAATCCTGACGTTGCTGCTCTTGGGAATGTGATGTTCCGCCAGGGCATCAACCGTGCGCTTCAGCGTTCGGTGCGCGGTCATTCGCGCTCCGATCTGCAAGTCAAGTTGCGGAGACCATAATGGCTGGCGAATACGATCTTGAGTTTTTGCAAGGCGAGACATACACAAAGCAGTTTATCTGGAAGGACTCTGCTGGCACCGCCGTCAACCTGACCGGCTACACCGCCCGGATGCAGGTTCGCCAAAGCAAGGCAAGCGATACCGTCCTGCTGGAACTCACGACCGAGAATGGTCGGATTACTTTGGGCGGCGCTGCCGGGACTATTGACCTGAACCTGACAGCCACAACGACTGCCGCCATCACTTGGAGGCGCGGCCTCTATGACCTAGAACTTGTTGCGTCCAACGGGGTTGTT